TCCATGATTGACTAGCACCATCATTTTCTATTTTAATATTTGCATATCGCCCCCTAGTCCTTGTATCTAATTTATTTGTAGAGGATGAAACTGTAAACGGACTTAATGTGGTTGCACTATCTGATTGCTGTGGGAACCTTTTTACAGACATAGTGATTTTAGAGTCACCTTGTAAATTTTTAAAGTCTGGTAGTATTCTTCTCATAAATAAAAAGAACTGACCTGCTGTGCCTTGCACATCTAAATCAAAATCAAATGATTTTATATTTGACGCAACAGTTGTAGTTGTTCCATCAGGATTAATTTGATCCGTGCCTATCTCATGTTCAAATAAAGTAGTTTGTCCTAGTCCTGATACACCAACTATTGTAGGAAAGGTACCCTCTGCAGTAGAATCAAATTTAGTTCCAAAAGGTTTTGGATATATTGTTCCGTCTATCCAACTCGTTCTAGCTTCAGATCCAATATACCAAATAGGAAGTTGAGGCGCGCTTTCACCATAATTATAAACAACGTATTGATTGTTGTAAGTTGACGAGGTAGTAGGATAATACCAAGTTACTTCACCGAACAGATTATTTAATCCAGCGTTTACTTGTTGACCTTTTGTAATATCTAATTGATCAAACACATAATCTTCAACAGAACATGTTAATGTTTTAACTGTACCATCATACAAAAAGAAACCATTAGGACTCATCCAATATGCAACACCATCTACTTCAACCGCAGCATTCTTACCTATAAGTCCACAGTTTGTTCCTACTTGTTCAAAACCAAATGTAAAAGGAGCACCAACAAATTTCATGGTATACAAAGCATTGTCAGTCCAAATTAGAATAGTTTCCTTAGCTTTCAAAGCACCAATAATTCTACTACCATCTTGCAGTCTTTGTGTTCCTGCAGCGTTAGTTACAGAAGGTGTATAAGTATTTATATCCTCTTGGTCAGAAAATCTTATAAACATATCATCTTGCGTTGTAGGATCACCTATTGTTGTTTCTGTCCCAAGATGAATTAAGTGTCTTGTTGTTGGTGATATTAAACTAGCTCTTGTTGCAGTTGGATTATTTCCTGTTGCAAAACCAGAAGTGGTTGTTGCAGCTCTTGTTGTTAAAGGCAATGTGCCTCCTGCATCCCAAGTAAATGTTTTACCATTAGCAATAGTTGCTACTAAAACTTGTCCAAAATTATCTAGTGACCAAAGTCCTGGTTCTAGTTGCACGGTTGATGCAACCGTAGCTTCACCCCAATCAGAAAAATTTGTAGCATCTGTTACAGCTGTGCCATCTGAGTGAGCAGCTTTATCTGTTCCGTTTACACCTCTTACAATAGTTTGTAAGTCAGCACCTGCAATAGATGCGTATGATATCAATTCCGACTCTACTAAAATTCTACCCGCAGAAGTAAAGTTTGTTGTTGAAGCTAATGTAATACTTGTTCCAGATCCACCTGTACCATTTGTATCATTTAATAGTGCACCGTTTAAAGTTGATGTTGCAGCACCAGCAACAGATCCTTGCCACTCAGATATACCCCAACCATAACCATAAGATTGTGCAGCTGGACCAATTCTAACATAAGGTGCAATATCTATACTACCACCAGGACCAGCATTTGCTGGTGTGCCTGACGTTGTAACTGTAACTTGAAATTGTGTGGCGTTTAAAACGTTTGTAACTTGAAATTTTTTATCATCAAAATCAGATGTAGAATAACCACTACTGCCTGGTAACGTAGTGTCATCTAAAAATACAATATCACCAGGTTCTAGACCATGAGCAGTGCTAGTCGTAATTGTTACTAAACTTGATCCTGAAAATGTTTGTATGGTTGCATTTGTTATTTGAGTATCTAATGGTGTAATATCATAGAGTTGACCCTCAAAATATAATAATAAAAGTTTATCTGTTCCGATGGCCACGTATCGGTTTCCATCTAAATCTACAAACGGAAACATTTTTCTAGCCACGCCCACAATAGTATCTGTAACTAAAGAAGACCAACCACCTACTTTTTCTGGTAGTTGATATCTAAATCTTACATTATCACAATCAACCCAACGTCCTTCTGCTCCGACAGTTGTGTTTTGTTTATCTATTCCAGGTAAAAATTTAACTCGTGTAAGAGGCATAATTCATCCTCCTATGCTGTGTTTGTCTTATACGCCCAGCCACGAGTTGAATCAACATACACTAAAGTTATGGCTTGACCATTTGTTGACAAAATTAAGTTAGCGCCGGATCCATTTATGTTGTGACCGTTTCTAGCAATCGTTAAATTATTAGATTGAAAAGTTCCTCGAGCATCTACTATTGTTAATTCATCTCCGGTTGCAGCTGATGTAGGTAATGTAATTGAAATACCTGCAGTTGTAGTGTTTGTTAAAAGTTGATCACCAGCAACAGCTGTATACGAAGTTACAGAAGCTGAGTCTACAGTTCCATAACCTTTTGATAATAACCCTAGTTTCATGTTTGTGCCGTCTGACACAACTGCAACAGATGCACCTATTGGTATAGGAACACTAGTCCCACTAGCTGTAGCAACAGATAAAGAAAAAAGTGTAGAACCACTCCCTCTAGTTGTAGAGTCTTTGACAATAATAGATCTTTCTGCACCGCTAGGCATGGTTAAAGTTCTATTTCCAGTCAAAGTTCCAGTTAATTCATAAAAAGCGTTTTTACCATCAGAAGTTGCACCATTAGTTAAAGTAAGTGTAACATCTCCAGAGGCCATAGATTGACTTAAATATCCTGTGGCTGATTGTTCTAAAATTTGTAAGTTTGTATTTGTTATTGTTCCCCATAGACCAGCTTTTTCACCGGTTGCTATAAGTTCTAATTTTGTATCTGTAGAAAAACTTGATGCCATATTAATAAGGTTCTATTGGTGTCCAGACCATAGTTGCGCCTGGCACTACTGCACTCCATGTTATCGCCGTAGCGTCCTTTGTAGCTAGCGTTAATCCACTACCAGTAACGTCTACATTTGCTGCTGCCGTTACTGTAACAGTACCTGTAGCCATAGTCAATGCGTTTCCAGAGACCGACATATTGGCATCTGCTGAAACTGTGGCTGTTCCAGTAGCCAGGGTTAGTGGGCTACCTGTAGGGCTTAAATTAGCTTCTCCAGTTATAGATAGTGTACCAAAACCAAGTGTTAATGGGTTTGCTGTAGCATCCTCTGTAATCGCATCAGCTGCAATACCTATACTACCTATCGTTAATGTTAACGATGTCTTAGTAACTGTAATAGTTACGTTTCTATCTTCACCTGCTGTAGCAAATGGAAACTCTGAAAATGCACTTAGTCCTAACATAATTTATCCTTAAACAGGAGAGAGTGTGGTGTTATGGTGGTGACACTCTCTCCAGTATAAGGATATATCACTTTTTAAACCACGAGGGTAGCCCTAAATGCGGTCTTCGATCATTTACATTTTGATCAGCATTCTCAGATTTTTGGTCGTTATAGTGTAAAAATACTTGGGCACAATTATCTCCTTGAAACTCTTCTCTCCAATGTTCTAGTTCCATGCCTCTATAGACAAGCATATCACCAGGTTTTAAATTAACAGTTATACCCTTGTTTTGACTAGATACAGTTATCTTTTTACCATCAGGTATACCCACATTTTTCTTTGGCTCTAAATGTATCGGCCAAGGATCACCACCTAGATTTAATGTTGTAGATATCTCACAACTAAATCTGTCTTTGTGTCTGTGTAAAATATCACCTGATTTATATATTCTAGCGTAAGAATATGTTGGATTTAACTTCAACCCTGTTTTCTTCTCCATAATAGGCAAAGTTCTCATTAACAAAGTTTCCATAGCCACGTCTGCATAATGCGAATATGTATTTGGAACTTGTGAGTCTGCCCAGGTTCCCCATTCTTCTGTAAATTTTGAAATGTATCTTTGATCGAACAAAGTTCTTGCAACAGTTCTTTTAAGTAAAAAGTAATTGTAAACAAATTCAGCTATATCTTTAGGCACAGCTTCTTTAATTACAACATATTTATTTTTTTTGAAGGTCATCTTTAATACTCCTTTCTTTTGATATTGATGTTTCAACAGCTTTAATATTCCAATGAATAAATCTAAATGGTTCTAGACCTGGATCCACTGCAAACTCATGAGGGACATAACCTGGAAACATAATTATTGTTCCTGGTTTAGGTTTAAAATGAACCTGACTACTGCCCAATGTTATTTTAGATTGATCTTTTGTAGGCAGCTTTGTCATCTCTGCGCCATGTCTTGGTTCATGTAAAATAGGAAAAGATGTTTTTTCACTACATTTTAAAAAATAAAAACCTGATACGTGTTGGTTCCAATGCATGTGTGTGGAGTGGTGACCACCACCTTTTTCACTAAACTCTTGCACCCAAAATTCTGTAAAATGTAAACTATGATTTCTTAAATCAAAACCTTGCCAATCTAAAAACTCATAAGATCTTTGACCTATAAACTGAACTAGCTCTTGAACTTTAGGATCATTAGAAAAACTTTCACTATGATAAGATAAACCAAATGAACCTAACTCTTTTTTCCATTTAGGATCATTTTTTTGTTTATCTTTAAGAAGTTTTTTAGCTTTCTTAATATATTGATCCGTTATTTTAATTGTATTTTTTAAAAACATTGGTGCTTCTGCCGTCCAAACTGGTGTTTGAAAATAAAATCCAGATTGAAAATTTACGTGTCCCTTAGTTTTATTACTTCCGCCTTGTTCCATATTATTTAAATGGGTAGCCTAAATTCCATATAACTAGACTATTCCTTTCTCCTTTTGTTACTGGTTTAACTCGATGCCATACAAAAGATGGAAATACAACCAACGAGCCTTTTGGTAGTATTTCGTCACAAGTTACCGTATTTCTTTTTTTATCAGGGTCTAAGTTTCTAAAATCAAACTCTAACTCACCACCTTTGTATTTCTTTGGATCTGTAAGTGTCACTGTAACAGATAACTTTCTAATTTTTCCCTTCATTTCTCCTTCATGAGGGTAAGGTTTATCCCAACTATCACAATGCCAATCATAGTATTGACCTTTTTTATATATCGTAAATTGACAAGATTCAGAATAATCCCATTCAAAATTCCAACCTGCATTTGCATTAGCTTGATGAACGTAAGGGTGTATTTCTTTATATATCCATCTATCATTCATCCAAACAATATTTGAATTTCTTTTTTTCTTTACGTCTTTAATTTCACTCTTTGTTAAAGGATGTTTTTTTAAATCTCTATCTCTACCAAACCCACCTGTGATGGCCTGTATTTCTTTTTCTTTTTCTGCTTTACCATATTGCACAATCATATCGCAAATTCTCTCAGGTATAGCAGATTTAAAGTACCAATAATAATTAGATAAATTCATAAGTTGATGTTAAAAAAATGTTAATCTTTTTTGATTTATTCTCAGATATAAAATATTTTTGTGTAGCAGGAAATATGTAAAAAAAATTATTTTGAAGAGGAACATGCCAAGTTCTACCTTTTCTTCTATTATCATCATATTCAATAATAAGTTCACAAGAATCTTTTTCACTCTCTACAACATAAATACATGTGTAGTCTGGTGAATGTCTTAGGTCCACAGGATCAACATGATTTCTTAAAAATGATTTTTCTTTTGGATTTAATATTACTCCAAAATCTAATTTATCAACTAATTGAAAACTATACTCTGCTTTAAAATGGTCTCTGATGTAATCTTTTAACCATTGTAAAGGTTGAGAAAAAGATAATTGATAATCTTGATAAGAGTAATCTTTATTATTTTTACTAACTCTATTTTCTTTTATAAAAGATGAAATGATATTGTCTTTTAATTTTATTCGATCTATTTCAAAACCTTTTGGAGTTTTAACTTCTCCGTGAATGAGACTAATCTCTGACAGCACCACCTTCTGCATAAATTATCTTTCTACTTTATTCCAACTCCCGTTGTCTTCATCCCACTGATATTCATGAGTAAGCATTTCTGATTCTTCTAAAGCAGGTGGATCACCTACTGGTGACTGCCATCTTGCTTCCGCTGTATTAACTACCCAGCTTGGATGAGGTTTTGGTGGTAAGAAAATATCAAGGTCTTCATCATAAATAAAACCTATACCAGCATAATTTCCTCTAAATGCTTTAGAGTCATCACCAGATGAATGTTTATTAGCTCTAGTGTTGTAAGATGTTTGTTTCCAAAGAGGCCAGTGATGAATTCTTTCTAAATATTGTCTGCCTATTTCCTCTTCTTCAACACCATCAGCATTGTGTAAGTTTTCGTTGTCCACCACGTGAACTCCAATAACTTTACTGTTTATTCCTAGTTTTGCAAAATGTGCCATAATATTCTCCTTATATTATATTTTTTAATTTATGTAAAATCATTAATTTTGGAACTTATACCTTATAATAACTATTCCTGATCCACCTGCGGCTTGACCTAAAGATGAACTACAATAACCACCGCCACCTCCACCACCACCTGTGTTAGTTCCTCCTGCAGTTGCGTTATTAGCGCCTGGACCAAAAGCACCATTTCCTCCACCACCAGTTCCACCTGTTGAACCATTTGGTCTATTTCCGCTACCACCGCCTCCACCACCTGCATAAGCTACTGGTGAACCTGTAATAACTGTGGTTGCTCCAGCACCACCATTACCACCTACTGCACAAGTTGCTGGACTTGGTGCTCCTGGACCACCGATTGCTCCTGCTGCTGTGGCTCCACCACCGCCACCACCACCTGTATTATCAGCTGCCGAACCTCCACCACCATTATTTCCTTGAGGGGGACTTACGGGAGGAATATTCCCAGATCCACCTGAAACTGGTCTATTAGGTCCTACCGCTGCTCCCATACCTCCTCCTCCGCCTGAACCTCCAGGTATTCCATGACCTGGAATAGGTGATACAGGTGGATTTGTAGCATTCATGTTACCGCCACCACCACCAGCAGAAGTTATTGAAGAAAAAGTTGAAGTACCTCCACTTCCTCCTGTTGAATCACAGTTAGGACTTGCAGCTCCTGCTCCTCCAACTGTTATTGGAAAACTTGTAGCTGAAACTTGTAAACCCTCACCAGCATCTAATGGGCTTGCTGTATAAGGGTCTGATGTGCATTTACCTTCTCTAAATCCACCAGCTCCACCGCCACCACCTGATGCTCTTGAACCACCTCCGCCGCCACCAACTACTGCATATGAAACTTTGTCTCCACCGCCTTTTGAATTTCCAACTGAACTTACCGCAAAAGTGCCATCTCCGGTAAAACTATGAATTTTAAAATTACCAGAGGTTGTTACTGTTCCACCAGTTGCCTGTATGTAAGTTGCTGATGAGTCATCATCAGAACCACAATGAAAAATTTGCCAACCTTCTGTGCCATCAACATAGATGAGTTGTGCTCCTGCATTATTTTTATCAATTGTAGCACATGAACAAGCGCCTCTAATTTTAGAACCATTCCTGCCAATAGTTATTGCATTACAACCTGCTGTTCCAGTATAATCTTTTACAGCTACAATATCTCCCGCTGAAGGTGAAGCAGGTAGTGTTACTGTAATTGCACCGCCAGTTGTATTTACAAAAAACCCATCACCACTAGTTGCAGTAAACGGAGATGTTTTAGCTGTCGTACACCAGTCTACAGTCCCTGTTCTACCAAATCCTGTTTGTGTAGCACCACAAGCTAAAGTTACAGCTGTACAAGCGCCACCTAATGTAAGTGTGGATCCTGTTCTCTTTTCTATTTTATTTACTTTAATTGTGCTCATTATTGAAATTTGTACCTTATTACTACTATACCTGATCCACCTGTACCTGTCACTCCACCTCCACCACCACCAGTGTTTGCTGTTCCATTTCTATCTGGACCTGCAGCTCCACCTGGAGCACCTCCACCAGTTCCTCCAGTTCCTGGAGTTCCAGTATATACACCTGCACCACCGCCACCAGATCTTGCTACCGGGGATGCTGTAATATTTGTTGTTGCTCCTGCTCCGCCAGAACCACCATTACTTGATGAACCACCGCCACCAGCACCTGTTGCGCCACCACCACCTCCGCCACCTAAAGCTGGAAATCCTATACCTGATGGACTTGGGCCACCGCCATTACCTTGAGACGGAGTTGTTGGAGGAGTGTTACCTGAACCTGCACTTCCTCCTCTTCCGGCACCACCTCCTGAACCACCATCAAGACCACTTGTTCCAGGATATTTTCCTCCGCCTCCGCCTCCAGCAGAAGTAATTGTGCTAAAAACAGAATTTTCTCCACTTGCTCCAGCTGAACAACTACCACCCGCACCGCCACCACCTACCGTTACCGGAGTAGTTGATCCTGCTGTTACAGTTAAAGCTGAACAAGGTGTTGCTGCTAAAGGTGAAGCAGTATAAGGGTCGGTTGATAATTTGCCCTCTCTAAAACCACCTCCTCCACCACCACCACCGATGTTACATCCTGATCCACCACCACCTGCAACAACCATATAAGATATCTTATTGTTTGCAGGAGTTGGAGCTGAACATACTACGAAAGTTCCATCTCCAGTAAAGGTGTGCATTTTAAAATCTCCTGACGTGGTTACTGTACCACCTGATGCGTTTATAAAAGGTGGGTTTCCTGTTACGTCTAATGTAGCGTCATTAACCTGTTTCCAGCCTCTAGTGCCATCAACGTAAACTAATGTAATAGATGCACCTTTTGTTTGTATAAGACCACAGTTACATGAACCATTAATTTTAGAACCATTTCTACCAATGGTTAAATTATTGCAAGCAAACGTGGATGAGTAATCTGAAAAAGCAACAATTTGACCAGCAGTTGGACTACTAGGTAAAGTTGCAGTAACTGCACCGCCAGCTGTGTTAACAAAAAATCCACTACCATTTGTTGCAGTGAAAGGGCTAGTCTTTGCAGTTGTGCACCAATTTACAGTTCCGGTTCTACCAAAACCTGTTTGTGTTGCACCCGATGCAAGATTAACAGCACCACCACATCTACCTAATGTTACTGTTGCACCATCTAAAACAACAGTTTGACCAGAACCTGATCCAACGGTTGTAGTTGATCCACATTTTTTTACGATGACTGAGTCATCTGAAGTTTTGTGTATGTTATCTACTTTAATCTTACTAGTCATTATTGAAATTTATATTTAATTACTACTTTTCCTGAACCTCCTGCACCGCCATTAGCAGTACCTGGTTGTGTTCCAGCTCCACCACCGCCACCACCAGTGTTGACTGTTCCAGCGACTCCATCTCCTGTTCCATTACCAAAACCAGCTCCACCGCCACCAGTTCCTCCTGATCCTCCGAAACTTGCGCCTGATGGGTTACCAGCTCCACCTCCACCACCACCTGAAAAAGATAAAGGGCTTCCTGAAATACTTGTTGTTGCTCCAGCTCCACCAGGTCCATTTCCACTTGGAGGATTACTTCCTGATGTGCCCGCAGCTGTAGCGCCACCGCCACCGCCTGATTTAACATCGGGACTCGTATTTCCACCATCTCCTCCGTTTGTTCCTTGTGCTGGAGTTGTTGGCGGATCATTTCCTGTTCCACCTGGATTAGCAGAAGAACAACCACCACCTGCACCACCACCCGAACCACCTGGTCCACCTTGTCCTGGTGCGTTAGCACCATGACCACCGAAACCACCACCGGTTGATGTTATTGTTGAAAAAACTGAATTATCTCCTTTTACTCCATTAACTGATGCATATGGTGGTCCAGGTGTAGGAACTCCTCCTGCTCCACCTCCACCTACTGTAATTGGATAACTTTGTGTAGAAACTGGAACACCAGATCCAGCTTTTAATGGACTTCCTGTAAATGGTGCTTGCGGAGTTTGTCCTTCTCTAAAACCTCCACCGCCACCACCACCGGCTCCATTACCACCACTAGGTGATCCTCCAGAACCACCACCGCCACCACCTGCGACGACCATGTAAGAAACATTATTGTTAGGGGCTGATGATCCTTGCGTAACAACAAAGTTTCCGTCACCTGTAAACGTATGAATTTTAAAATCGCCAGATGTTGTGATTGTACCACCAGTTGCACTTATAAAAGCTGGATTACCTGTAACGTTAGCAGTTGAGTCATGAATATCCATCCAACCTTTTGTGCCGTCAACATAAATTAAAGTTACTGATTGAGCTTCTGTGTTTAAAATTGCATTTTCACATTCACCACCAATTTTAGATCCGTTTCTACATAACGTCACTGCTTTACATGCATCATCCCAAGTATTGTTATAATCTTTGAAAGCAACAATATCTCCTTGAGAGGGAGAACTTGGAAGAGTTACAGTTATCGCACCACCATTTGTGTTAAGAAAAAAACCATCACCACTAACAGCAGTGAATGGACTTGTTTTTGCGGTTGTACACCAATCTACAGTTCCGGTACGACCAAAACCTGTTTGTGATGCACCAGTTGCAAGTGATACAGTTTTACCAGATGATCCAACTGTAAGCGTTGAACCACATTGTACGTCTATTGTATTTACTTCTATTTTACTCATTATACTACTACCAAAGTTCCAGTTACAGTCACTGTTGCACTAAAAGTTACAGGACCAGCTAACACAGCATTTTCTATTACCATAGGTCTAGTAAAAGTTGCTGCATGGTGATGTATGCTAGTTTCAGCTACTCTATCACCCACGTAAACTTGTTCATTTATCTCAGCCATTTATTCTCCTTATGTGCTAATTGCGTCTACACGGCTTAACCAAACATCAACACTTGATGCAGTATCGGCTTGACCTTTCAACACATCTCCACTGTTTAAAACTATTTTAGAACCACCTTGCACAAGTTCTACAGAACTTGCTGCGGGCAAAGCTAAATCTTTAACGATGTATCTCAAAGTTCCAGAACCGTTATCATCTATAAAGACACTAACAGTCACTGCACTCGCTAAGACATTGGCAAGTCTAATTCCTACAACAGCATCGTCAGAGTTAGCCGTTAACAAAGTCGTTGCTGAGTTTGTTATCTGCGCTCCCGATCCTTCAAAATCTTGTGCCATTTATCCTCCTATAATGCAATCGCCATTGCGGTTGCAAATCCTTTACTGGCTGCATTTTGCACTTCGCCAGAGTTATCTAAAAATACTGCTTTACTCGCAGGTAAAGTACAGAAAACGTCTTTTGTACCACCGGTAAAATTAACTAACGAATCACCATTAGATGATGATATCACACTTGTTCTTGATAGTGTATCTGTTGCTGCATCTGTTACCGTTCCAATACCAACTTCAAACTCCGCTGTACCTTGATTAAAGATAGCATAGTAAGTTGTGTTAGTATCTCCGATACCAGCTACAAAAGTTTCAAAACCTTGTTGAGCACCACCAAGATCTAACGTGCCCGTTCCAGTTGTTGTGCTAGTTTCTTTTACTCGATCATTAATTACAAAAGCCATATACTTCTCCTATTACGATGTTAAACTTATAATCGCATTGGATGGTGTACTTGGATCAGGAAACGCAATAGTGAAGTCACCATTGGTTGCCGTCTTTGTTCCACCAAAATCCAAAATTACAACTAATTTATCAGATTTATCATCATTATAAATTGCTCCAAACGCAGCAGAAAAAGTTGCGCTTGAGAAAGTTAAGTTAGCAAAGTCAACACTTGCAGTTGCAGTTGATGAAGCTACCGCTTGACTTGTTAATGCACTTCCACCTGTTGAGTATCCAGGTGCAGATCCAGAAACTTCGTTTCCAGCACCAGATGAATAAGCTGTGCTACTAGTTGTGTATGGATTTGCTGTGTATAAAGCTAATTTAAAAGAATCTCCACCAGACGCAAAGTTGTGCGTTCCTGATAGTAACTCTCCTTTAAATGCATTTGGTACAACGTTTGCCATATTTTATCTCCTTATAGTGATGGTGGTTTTGATTTCATAGGAACCCGAATAACACCATCCATGTATTCGTCCCTTCTTCTTAGTCCTTGTTGCTCTAAAGCATAAGACTCTAAAGCTTGTGTATAAGACTGCTGATAGAAATTTAACATATCTGCAGGACCTTTCAAGTACCCATATACTTCTACCAAAGAAGAATACAAAAGTAAATCTTCGTATTTGTTACTTAAATCGGTAGTCTGAGAATCTGACGTAGTTATGCTAGTAGGCTGTTTTGTATAGGCCAAAGTTATAGCATATTGTTGATCTGGAGTAGGGGCTACTACCCAAAACTGCTCATCCCAGTTAGCATAATACTTAGGAAAACCAGACGAATTAGAGGGTGTATTATAATACTCCGCCATAAAAGAGGTATCTCTTTTTTCTAAATAAACTTGTTTTGCTGGAGAGGTAGAATTATCAGCTAGCTGAACGTATCTAATTGCCCTAAGATCTGTGGGTATAGTTACATATCTGTTACCTGTTGCCAATACAGAAGTCGCATATTCTCTTTCTTCGTCCGTATCCACAGCTCTATAAACTTTATTCTCTGCTTTCTTAACTAAAGAAGTTAAAATAGAATCAGACAAAACGTTACTGTCTACTTCTGTATAATTTCTAATATCTGTTTTTAAATCTGAATATGTATATGCCATTATGCTTCTATAGTTATTGGACCAACTGAACAGCCCAATCCTCCTCCTGATACTCCTCCCTTTGTAGCAGTGTTTGTGTCTACTGTAAAATGGAAAAAATTCGCAACCGAAAAATCACTCGTATCCACGGCATCGTTTCTGTAAAGGCCTGTGGTAATTGTGTATCCAGCTGCTTTAGCTATATTAGATCCTAGTATCCCATCAAAATCTCCTGGGTTTGCAAAAGCAAAAACAGGATTGGTTGAAGTTCCAGTTCCTGGTGATGTAGTTGGTTGACCTCTAAATCTTTGTGTAGTTCCACTTGTTAATCCATGTCCTGGAAAAGAAACATTAATGATTGAAGAACCAGCTTGATATGTTTCAAAACCGTTTTCAGGTATCATTCTTATAACTGTAGGAGCTATTCTTGATGGTCTTACATTTCTTAAAGATATTGCATCGCCGTTCATAGGCTTTGGTTCTAATTGTGGTTGCTTTGGTTCAAACTCAGATATGTGTACCAAAGATCCATTCCATTCTCTTACCATTTCTGTGTAAGGGAACTCTAATCCTGATCTATCAGATATTGCTTTTGCATATTTACCAGTTGCGTACTTTGCCATTATGAACTTGGGTAATAAGCTTTAGGTGTAATATAAGTACTAGAAGCTGACCCATCCTCCTGCAATGCTCTTTGAAACTCGTCTTCGTAATATAATTTTAATTGTTGAGATCTTTCTGGTGTATATTTTTGTGATAAATAAAAAGCTAAACCTGCACACATACAAGGTACAAATCTGTATGGAACATTAACCACATCATCGTAATTACCTGCATCTTGTATTCTTTTAGTGTAATAAAAATGTATTTCTTTTGATGCGTTTGTAGAATCAGGAGTTGGATAGATATGTAATCTAACTTTATCTACAAATCTTTCTACCCAATATTGATTAGGTGTTCCTTGAGATAATTTATTTGAAAAACCTGCGTAAGTAGATCTATCTACTTTTGTCATTGGACTATCTGACTGTGTTGTTTGTCCTCTGTTGTTTCTTAATTGTGCCTCTAATATATCTGATAAACCATAAATATTATTTGTAGGGGCTGTGGTTGCACTAGAACCATCACTACTTGCTCTAAAGAAATCATAATCAGATTGTCCTTGAACTAGATCAACGTTGGTTTCATCTACTTCCCAATAATGTAAACCTCTGTTTCCCCACTCTTGTAGTAAAATATTTAATGATTTTCTTGCAGACTTTAGATGATATCCCGTTACGTTTTGATATCCTAATCTTTCATAAGCTTCTTCTATAACATCATCTACAGGAAAACTTTTTTCAAAAGTAGTTGTTTCAGATGTTGAGCCACCGGATAAAGTGTAGGCTGTGGCACCCATACCAGAGTGATTTACACAATAGTAATAAAGTGTTGGTGCGAAAGCAGCCACAACTATTGTTGTATTAGCGCCACTAGTTCCTGGTGTTCCAGTTTGAGTTACACCAGTAGTGTAAACATTAGCTGGTGAATTGTTATCGTTTAAAGAAAAACCTAGTAAGTGTGTTTCATTTGTAGAGTCTGATTGATCAAATACATAGGTATTACCTTCTATAAGGTTTATGTCAGGGCTAACTGTGCCGTTTAGATAAAATTTATTACCTGTACCATGCCTGTTAGTCCCCGATGCTACGGTTACTGTGTAAGTTATAGTAGCCATTTAAACTCCTAGCCGTCAAAGTATATTGACAAACCTACTACTGCTGACGCAGTGGCTTGCATATAACATCCATCTGGAAAACGAATACCATCATCAGGTATATAAGGATCAATAAGATCATTTCTTACATATTCTGTGTGTTGAGTTGTTCCAGACTGACTTCCATTTTTAAAGTTTATGTGACCTGCACCTGCTCCGTTTCCACTCATTCCTCTGATTCTAGTCGCACCTGCGAAAAGAGTTCCAGTAGCTGCACCATCTTTTACACCAGCAGAAATATCTGTAGTGATTGCACCGTCTGAAGTGATACTTGTTACAGTTAAAAATGTGCCAGTTACATCTACAGTGTTAGCATTAGGTCCTGTTTTAGTCACAGTTTGTGCCGCTCCGTTAGCGTCTGTTCCAACTATAGTAAACGTTCTACCAGAGTTGTTAGCACTCGATGTTAAAGTTATTGTTTGTGCGTTTACAAACTCTCCAACGTCAATGACTAAACTTTGCGCTGTGCCTGAAGCAGAAACCATAGAAGTATGAGTTCCTTGAACAAATCGTTTCGATTTAATATCTGTTGCCATGTTATCTCCTTATAATTTATGTGGGGCCGAAGCCCCACAATAATTATTTATTAGTTAGTGTTATTAATTTGCTGTGTCCAGTAAACGTTTAATACTGCTTCTCCAGCAGTTAAAGCGTCATCTGTTTTAGCAGAAATAACAACTACTTTATCCATCTCGTAACCAGATGCATCATCGTCTGAAACGTTCAGACAGTTTTTCATCTGAGCAACTGTTTGGTCCATACCAGTTGGTATGTGGTGAGAAGCAACGGCTTTTACATCGTTGTCTGCATCACCTGCAAAGTAATCAAGATCTAAACTGTTAGTCATAGATCCTAATGCTTGTGCAACGTTAGCACCAATCTGTACGTCAAATCCAGCCGTATCGAAAGCTTCATTAACTACAAATCTGATATCGTTAATTCTAGAAAATTTAGGAATTACGATATTGTTCGCTAAGTTTTTATCAGTTGTTGTTGAAGATTGACCAAGTGGGTATTCGTTAAATAACGATCTACACACAACTGAAATCAATCCAGTTTCAATAACGCCTACTGATAATGTTCCAGCAGTACCACCACCATCAATAGTAATAGAACTTACAGTTTTGAAAGTTTTAGTTGAAGTTGCAACATCAGCGTTAGCCATTGTTAAATCTTCCGTTTGTGTATTATCTAAAACATCAGTTCCAGTAATAGTTGCAGTTCTTGCAGAGTCATTACCAGCAGATGTTAAAGTAATTACAGAAGCAGCTTCAAAACCACCATCAGAAGTTATTCCTGGTACGTTTTGAGTAGCGTCTACTAATGTAACAGAAGTTGTAGCAGCTCCATTAGAGCCAGTCACAGCTAATTTGTCAGCATCAGTTGTTACAGTAAAGTTACTGTGGTTTACAGGGAAAGAAGCATGACATTCTACGAATGCAACGTTTCTTACATTTTCAGAAATATCTGATCCTGTGTTTGTTTGAATTCGGCCAACGTTAATTGGTCCCGAAAAGTTAGTTCTTGCCATAATTATATCCTCCTAGTTTTTGATACACAGTCTCTAGGCCGTCGACTATACGCGTCTATGCATCAATTTATAATTGTATAGTGGGTTAGTTATACTCTTATTTTTTCAAGAGTGCAAGAGAGCCTGTAATTTGGTTTGATATTTGTCCAAGATGTAGCTTTTTACTAAGTAGCTACTGAAACTTCTGGCGCAGCATCTTCTATTTTATTAGCATGGCTTGCTATTCTAGCTTCTTCTTGCTTAATAGCGCTGACAACTTCTCTTATTTTGTTGTCGATTCTTACCATGTCCAAAGTATACCTTTGGTTATCACGCTGATGCACCGCCCATTCTGTCTCGAGACTTCTCTTCTGTTTGTAAAGGTCTCTGACTTGTATTTGCATCAATGGTCTCCTCGTAGGTTATCCATATTTTAGATTTATTACTAAATCCATCTTTTTCCCATACTATAGCATTTTCTCCCAGTTTGTCAACTAGTGCATTTTCAAAAGCTTCTGAGCTGTCTTCGGATGCAAGTTCGAAGTCAGCGTAGTAGCCATATGCTCTTATCTGTACGCGAAATGTTTTCATGATTCCCTTTTCCCCACCATAAAAAAAGGGGGCCGAAGCCCCCTTTTTAATTAGTTATTACGCACCTTCTACGCCGAATATACCTCTAGGGTCAGATACACCAAATGAGTATCTTTCTCTAGCTTTGTATCTTACGTTTCCAGTATCGAAATCACCTTCCATTGCAGTTGTTAATGGAGCTCTGTTGAACATTTTCATGCCGTTTGGCACGTCTGTCAAGATATAGAACGAGTCTGTATCTGTTAGGTAGTTGTTCACTCTATAACCTTGAGGAACCATACCCATAGATACGATTGCGTTAATATCATTGTCAGCTGTTCCAGTTCTACCTTGAGATTTCATCAATCTCTCAGCTGTGAATTGATTTTCCGAAGGAACAATCATTTTCACACCTCTAGCTGCAATTCTTAGACCTCTTTCATCTGTCATTTTAGCGATGTCAATTAATGACTGCTCTAATGAAGTTTCATTAAGGTCAGCTTGCACAGTAAGCGTGTTTTTAAATGTACCCGCTACTGTAGGGTGGTTAGTTGCAAATAAAGCTACACCGTCGCCCGATTTAAATGTGCCTACACCTGGTAGACCATTTACTAATGGGTCAACAGCTTTAACTTGTTTTGCATTACTCATCGATCTTGCCAAAGCTTTCGTGTATCTAGCAGCAAGTCTATCGTAGAGGTTATCTTCGATAGCTTCTTCTGTGATTGCGAATGCTAAAGCTACTGTCTCGTGAGTATATCTAGCCGTGAAAGTTTCTTGTGCTTCGTCAAAAGACACGCCTGCACCTTCAGCTTTCACTTGTGCGTTTGCGAAACCACTTAACATTACTTCTTCTTCAAAAGCTCTGTCAGAAGTTTCAGTAGTATAAATCTCAGCATGCTGATTTTCATACCTTTTATATTCCAGGCCGAACAGGGCGTTCAATCCTGGCTCTAGTTCTTTGACTAGTTGTGATCGTGATATTGCCATAATTTATTCTCCTATTCTCCTATTATGATTGTAGTTCAATCAAGTTTGGAACAACTACTACAGAAGCAAAGCCCGCAGTAATATCCTCGTTTTCAGGATCTTCTGCGACTCTTAACAATCTGAAAGTATCTGCGTCCGCACTTGTATCACCGATATCTAGCGTAGCGCTAGATTTGCCAGTTGTATCAGAACCTGCTGACGTGTTCATGTCATAAGTTTCTAAGAAACCAGCTTGTGTTACTGCGTCGTCTGTTGCTACTACATATTGCTGTTGTGGGTTGTCGTACACAAAAGCGTCTATGTCTTCTGAGTTTGCAGGTGTTACTTGTTGATAGAAGTTTTTAAACGTTGGCTTCAAAGTAGAAGCGTCAGTGTAAAAGACTCCATTTAATACACCAATAATAGGTGCAGCAGTCGTTTGACCATCAACAATATAACCAGCAGTAGAAGCCACAGCTCCACCATTGTAGAGTGTTGTAGCATAACCAGCATCGATTTTGTACTTTCCTAATCCGGCAGTCGCTGGAGTTTGTCCAAGCGTACCAGCAGGTATAAGCCCAAAACCTTGTGTGTTTCTATTTGCCATAGTTGTCTCCTTATGTATTTGCTCTTCAGCGAACAAATACGGTTTATATTTAATCGATGATAGGGATTAACCCGAGAAATAACTAAAAAATTATTTCTTTGTACCACCGAAGGTTACACGAGAATGTCTATCAACATTGATTGGCATCCTCTTATCCTGCTCCTTCATAAGATCGTTTTCTACTGCATCGTCTCGTTCTCTATGACGGTTAGTCATATACTCTTGTCTCTGCTTCGCGATCTCGATCGGTACCTTTGCAAGTAAAAGGCCTCCAACCCCAACGACTCCCTTGTATTTGCCGTCTTCGACGACTGGATAGTCAGATGCATTTTCGATTTCTTCTGATCTTACAAGTTCATAACCTTCTCTTAATCGTCCAGTTATATTCTTAGTATCTTGGAAACCTACGCTCTCTGCTCTTATCCATCTGTACCTGAATCCATCAGGTGCAGGGGGTGCATCTAGAGATGAAGGTGGAACCCACACTTTTGGCCTTTCAGATTTTGACCGTGTGTCGTTCGCACGAGACGTTTTGTTTTCTTTTTCCATATTACGCTCCTCCCGTGTTTTTTAATTGTTTTGCGTACTCTTCAAGTGGCACTCCTAATTTTTTAGCTATTGCTACCTGTGATGAAGTGAGTTTCACAGTTTTGCGACCTGGTTTTACGCTTCTTTTTGCTGAAGCGACCGTCTGAACGGGCTCGGTCGTTTTTCTGGACTCAGTATTACCAAATTTATTGGGAAAGTCAATTCTCATTCTTCGGTCTATTTCTTCATAATAGTCCTTAGATTTTGGATCGAAACCTTCTTTATCTACCAAATCTTTGTGAATCTCGAACGCTGTAAATGTCATGGCTCTGTTTTGTCCGAACCATGGGTTTTCTGATGCCCAAGCCTCTGCCATAGGATCGTTTGGTGCGCTCTGCGTAACCGATTGTTGAGGTATTTGAACCTCAGATGGTTTTGCAGGGGCATTGGCTGCAGCTTCCTTTTGTTGTTGTATCTTAGCATTTTCAAAAGCAAGAGTAGCTATCCTCTTTTGTGCATCTGCTTGTCCTTTAGCATCACCTGATTCAATAGCAGCAGACAATTCTTTTTGTGCCGCTTCTAAACCAGTTGAGATATTAGTTTCAGATTTTTTAATGTAATCAGCATCAGCTTTCTCAAAACGTTTTTCTACTTCTTGTCGTTTTGCTTCAACTGCTTTTGCATACTCTGTAGCTGCATCTCTTTGTCTTTCAGCTTCACGCATTTTACGTGTGAGTTTTGCAATCCTAGCTTGAACGCCTTTACTGTAATCCTCTAACTTCTCGTCTTCTTTTTCGCCAGCTTGTACATTAGACTGCTCATCAGATTTCTCAGATGAGTCACTGGACTTACTATCGTCTTCATTAGTTGTTTCATTCGTTTCCTTTGTTTCTTGATTCGGCGCTTCGGTATCAACTACCGACTCGTCTTTTTGTTCCTCTAGATTAATCTCAGCGCCTTCACCGGATGTATCTAGTTCAACCATTTTCTCGTCTTTAGGCATAGTTTACTCCTTCTATGTTAATATTCATGCAAGATATCCTCTGGATTCTTGATGGTTGCTAAAACTTCGTCGTCATTTAGCAGACGTATCTCCCCACCTTCGATTTTTATTCTTGAGCCAGCATAACGGGCAAACATTACCCATTCTCCCTCTTTGCACCAAGGACCATCAGGATATCTATCCTTGTCCTTGTAGCAGTCTGGACCCATTCTTAAAACTAAACCACATTGTGATGCAACTTGTTGTCTCTCTAAAGTTGTTTCGGCAAGGACTATCCCGCCTTTTGTTTTCTCTTTCATTTTGAAAGGTAAAACTAACATCCTCCAACCAGTTGGTTGTGGTAGCTTCTCAGAATCTTTTGAAATTTCTTTTGATTTTTTTACACCTACCAATTCTTTATTCGGTAGCTTTATCTTCGATGTTGATGACTGTTCCATGTTGCTCCTTATCTTCTAGCAGGTTAGAGAGTTCCTGTTTAGTTGCCTCTAGGGCTGTTATCTGTCCTATTATATAGTTATATTTTGTCATGCTGTCAATACCACCGGACGTTACAGCTGTAGACAATTCTTCTATTCGTCTGTTTAAATATCTAATTAGTCTATTTATCGTTGTTTCTAATTGCATTATCTTTCTCCTAATTTCTTTTTAAATTTGTGTACACGGTCTCTTGCACTTCGTTCTTTCTTTTTATTCTTTTCCCTCAACGCTGTACCCACGTCCCTTCTTGCGGACATGAGTTGTTTAACAAGTTTTTTCTTATAAGGCCCTTCTTTTAAATTAGAGACTCTATAAGTTCTACCATTAAACTTTCTTGTTTTTTCTGATCGCATCTTTACCTCTTTTAAATATGCTCGCCACCTCTCTCTTACCCATAACCTTCGCTCTTTGCTCACCGACCGTAAGGATTTGTATTTTTCTCGCAAAGGGCTTGCTGATTCGTTTAACTTTTGCCACAGTTGCCCTAGCATCTGAAGGGGTCGCAAACTTGATCGATACAGTATCTCTAGGATTTTCATCAGTATATAATCTCCTCCCAGAGCCTTTTGGTTTTTTACCTGTCCCTACTTTGGGATCTCTATTTTTTGTCATTTAGCACTTCCATCTTCTGCGTGCCTGTCTAAGTCTTGAGTTTGGATCTTTTGCTGCTTTAGGGAATTTTTTCATTTGTCCTAGTGATCTTGCGCAGAATGATTTTCTACGTTTGGCAGCTTTAGATCCTGGCTTCACTTTTCCAGTCACCGCTGTTTTTAGTTTAGAGCCGGGATTTAATCTTCTGTAGGCTTTGACACCGGCTTGAGTCATGCCTGCTCCAGACTTTGTAGGTCTAAAGTTCTTTTTATTTCTAGGGGGCATTGTCCCCTTAGCAAATCTTTCTCTCATCTGAAAATCGTTTCTCATATTATCTTAGGCATTCTATAGCCTGGGTTAGAATAAAATTTTTTGTAAGATTTATTTCCTACGTCAACACCACCTAAACTTCCTGAAACAAAACTACCTGTGTAATCTCTTTGAGCTTGTTTCATCATTGAATTCATTTTTGGATTTGGCTTGTTACTGCTTGGTGACATTCTACCACCTCTAGCTGCTCTTTTTCTTTTTGCAAATGTTTTTACGTTTGTAGGTTTAGGTCCCACATTGGCAGCTGCCCGTTTCCTGGCAACGGCAGATCTTCTCTGCCCTTCTGTCATCCTTCTCGCTTTCGCTAGAGGCACGCATTTTGGATACTTCCTCTTCGCATCCTTCTTCTGTTTTGAACGGCCACATTTTGCAAACGATCCATCTTTTCGCTTGCTCCCAATATCTACCCATTTTTGATCGAACCATGTTTTTAATCCAGCCATTGCACTACGAATTTTTTCCGACGGCGTCTCTATTCATTCCTCTGATACAGACACCACCACCTTTTCCATATCCTTGTCTTCTTAATCTTTCAGTTGCAGCCATTAGACCACCACCCATCATTTTTTTTCTACCTTTTCCTCTTCTAGGCGCACCACCTGACTTACTAGATTTTAATAGACCTCTTTCTTTTGTACCAGGCACAATCGTAGGACCTTCTCTTCTCATCTGATCACTTCTTATTTTATTGATTCTATCGATTCTATCTTTTCTATTTATTTCACCACCGTTAGCTTTATAAATTCTACCACCCATAGCTTTAGATGGTTTAGGTCCTCTGAAGTCTTTTCTTTTTACACCAGACGGATCTTTTATTTTGCCCGCACATATTTTGCTAGCGTATGCGTTAGCATATGCTGAGGGGTACACACGAAATTTTCTTTTCGCTGCCGCTTTTCCTCTAGGACAAAGTTTTGTCATTACTTTTTCTTCTCCGTTGATTTTCTTAAACCTTCTAAATATTTTTTATATTTAGGACCAGTCATACGTGGGTCTTTATGAGGTGGAACTGTGTCATAAAATTCTTTAGTTGCTGGCTCAGTTTTTTTCTTAGATAGAGCTTTACCAAATCCTTTTAACGCTTTTCCTACTCCTAGTACCATTAGACTTTACCACCTTTTTTCATGTAGCCCATTTTGTTTCTAACTTTTTTTGGAAGTTTAGATAGACCCTTTTGCGTTTTAGGATCAACAGGTTTTAGCGAACCGCCACCCATTTTCTTAATTCTTCCGCCTTTCATGTATCCTTTTGGAGATACCTGTTTGTTATACAATCTGTTTACCATTACTTTTTTTCCTCCTTTTTGGATCTTTCTTTTATTTTTTTAACAATTCTTTCTTCTAGAGATAATTTTTTTGGAACCTTTACCTCATCCATGCCCCCCATTTTATTAGGTATAAATCTTGACTCAAACTCTCCACTATGAATTCTTTTATCTTTTTTGTTTTTACCGACAGGGTCTTTACTTCCTTTATCAAACCTAGGTCTAATTTGATAATCATTACGCATTATTTTTTGCCTCCGTTTCTAAATATTTGTGTCCCCTTAATACCAAAAATGCTCGCCACGACAAGGATCCATAAATTCGTGAACCAGCTCGGAAGTGTGGAAAAATATTCAAAGAATAATTTTACCTTCTCCATCGCAGTTGGGTCGTCACTTAGAACTGCCCAAGCTAACACTATAATCGGCGCCGACAAAATTATCAATACAAATTCGTCTTTCCAGTCAGATTGTCTAGCTTCCAACAATTTGCCTTGGTAAGCTTCCTCTCCTCGGGCCATACGCTCTGCATGCATTAATTGTGCATCCGACATCGCCATTTTTGTTTTCTGACGATTAGAATATATCTTTGCGCCAGCTTGCATAGCGATTTTTGCTAAACTGAACCAAGCCATTAGTACGCCTTTGATTTTCTTCTCTTGTCTGGTCTTACAGCACCTTGACCTTGTACTTCTAACTCAGGTTTTCCTGTACCAATATAGTTAAAAGCCTGGTCAGCAGTTGTTTTAGATCTAGGATCTACTTCAACTTGTTGTTCTGGAACTGTACCAACTTTAATTTTATCAAGTTTTTGCATTTTTGCTCCTTTTTTTCTTTTTTTCTACGCCTTTTATAACACCTTTGTTTAAAGAAGCGTAAAAAACTGTTTCGCCACGCTTTTTACCGTATTGTTCCTTCATGGATTTCATAATTTTACGGCCTTTTTCATTTAGTGGCATTATTCTTCTACTTCAATAGCAGTTATACCTGGTTTATCAGCCTTTGCAAGGCTAACTCCGGCTCTTAACTTCGCTAATTTTTCGTTTTGCTCCATTTTATCCTCTGCAATCTCACCTTGTTGCATTAATCTTGCTCTTGCAATGTCTTGTTGAGCCTTGTCAGAGTCTTTTTTACGTTCATTTTCCATCGCACGTAAGTCAACTTCTCTTGCTTTTAGTTTTAGAAGTGGATCAGAGTCAAATTGTGATGTAATTTTCTTCTCCTCCATCATAAATTCGTTAGTCATCTCTGCAATTAACACAGCTTTTCTAGCTTCTACTTGTTGTGTTATCAGTTGAAGCTGTTGTGCTACTTGTGGATTGATAGGTGCTTGTTGTTGCAGCGTTGGAATTTGTAAAAGTTGTTCTCTAAACTCTAATTCTACTTGTTCTTGTGCCATTAAACTTATGTGTTCTAAAATATTTTTTTGTATTGAAGCCATAACAGCAGGATTATTTCTAACAATGTTAGTGGACATAAAATTTAAATGTGCTGTGATGTGTGCTCTGTGATCTTGACCAGGGAAAGCTTGGAATGGTTTTAATGCTAAAGCCATAATATGCTCTCTGCTTGGGTCCATCGGTGCAACTGGCATTGGTGGTGGTAAAATTTTATCTATATCTTTCGTACCAATCGCTTCGTACATATTTCTGTATGCATTATACAAGTTATGCACTTGTGGATTTGACGTAGCTAGCTGTAATTGTGTTTGCGCTAGTGTCACTCTTTGTGACATGGAAAAAATGTTTGGATCTGCAACAGGTAAAATATCTACTCTGTCATCAAAGTCTACTTGTTTAATTAATCTTGAACCACCTACAACATCATACGGATAACTTGGTGGTAAGTATGTTGCAATAATTTTAGATAATAATTTAAACTCAGCTCTCATCGAGTTGTATAATCTTTTGTGTATCGCTGACATAACTTTAGATCCTCTTTCAAGAAGAGCCATTGTAGTTCCTACAGCTGCATTTTGAGATCCTTCACCAATTTGTAATTCTGATATTGCAGCAAATCTTTGACCTGCTTGTACAACAATACCCATAAGCTGTAATAAAGTTGCTGATGGTTCTTTGTATGGTAAAGCATAGAAAGCTTCTTTTAAATTACCACCCGGTGCATCCACATCTTTAAACTCACCTGGTTGTATTGGAGATGCTTCATCTCTAACTCTTACACCTCTTTGTTTAAATCCTGCAGGTAGATTAGATAATGTCCCTGCATCTAATAATTGGCGGAGAGCAACTGTTGCAGTTCTACTCAATCCGCCAATCATATGTATTAACCCGAAACCATAGAATCCTAGTCCTGGCAGAAATTTGAAGTGGACAAAGTATTGGACTCTTTGTTTTCTTGGGTCATTGGGCGCGTAGTTCCTTCTTATCGAAAGAACTGTTTGACTACCTTCCTCGACTGTTACGATGTAAGGTAGCTTGATGCCAGTCGGTTCCCCGTCCGCACCAATATCTTCGAAGCCTTCTAAATCTAGATCGACGTGACACTCTAAAAGAGTATACATTGTTTGTTGTTTTCCAGATTTTTTAGTGCCTTCTAATTCTTTTTCTTTTTTAGAAACTTCGTCGTTAACTGTAATAGCTGGCTTTGGTAAATCTATATCAGAGTAGAAACCACCAACTTGTTGTTTTCTTAAATCGTTTTCAGATATTTTTATAACGTGAATAATAGACTCTGCTTCTTCTAAACTGTTTGCTGTGTAAGGCACGATTAGATCATCAGCAGGAATAAATTTAGAAACTGCTCTGCCTAATAAATCATCGTAGTAAACTTTTTTAAATGTAGAACCTGCAAGAGGTAAGTGAAACAACATAGAATCAAACTCTGGCTCATACTCTTTCATCTGATCCATAATTTGATAATTCATGAAATCTTTTACACGTTGAGCTTGTTGTTGTTTTGGTGGAGTTGCATCTCCTAAAACTTGTGTTCTTACTGGACCGTCACTTGGTAATAACTCTTTGTATGCTGTGGCTTGAAACTGTGTAACAGCTTCTGCCAACACAGGGTGCGTTGCACCAGAAGCTCCTTGAAACGGTTCCGTTCTATTTTCATATTTGAAACCTAATAAGTCAAGACCATCTGTGTAACTTTTCTCCCAATCTTTTCTGGACATCTTGTAGTCCATGTAATCTGCTTTTAGTTCACTACCGAGTGGTCCTAAAACATCATCAGGTAAGAGATCTGCTAAATTGTCAAAATGAGATTCTGTGCCAGGTATGTTTATTGAACCTGGTTCAAAATCAATCGTTGCACCGCCGTCTTCTTCGGGTGTAACTTCTATTGGTCCTTTTTCTTGAATCTCCTCTTTGACTTCAATATCCTCGCCTGGGACTTTAATCTCAGTACGTACTTCAGTCGGGAGTCCTTTTTCTATATCTGCCATTTATTACTCCATCATTGTTCTAGCATAGTCTTCTAACGAAGCCAAGCCTCCTGGTCCCTTTTCAGGGGGTGGCCCAGATCGTTTACCTGCTTGCTTTAATAGTCCACCACCGGCTAATTTCATAGCTGTTGTTCTGTTACCAGTAGCAGCATCTATCACTTTATCAAGAGCTTGTCTTCTTATAGCTGCAACACCAGCTTCATCTTCAGCTCTTTCTTTTGCAACTCTTTGTTTAGCAGCATCAAGTTTTTGTTTTGCTTCTTCTAAAGCCATATCTGTTTGTACAGGTGGTGCTTCTATAAAACCAAAACCTGTAGGCATGTCTATATTTAATTCTGCTATTTGCTCTTGTTTAACTTTTGCTCTAGCTTCTCTTTCTTCTGGAGTCATGGCTAAAATATCTTTTGTGCCACCTATAATATCTGTACCAATTATATTTCTTTCTAGTGCTTCAACTAAATTTTTCCCTGCCATAACATCTTGATAAGTTGTGTAGGCAACATAAGGAGCGACAGCTAAACCTAAAGTTTTAAAACCAGCTGATAAATATTTTGCTTTTCCTATATCACCAGGAATAGATTTTGCTACATCGTACATGGTAGATATTATTGGAAGCTTGGCATTTAATTGTGGCGCCACGTTTTTAATATTTTTAACAAAAGCCTCAATGGGTTTAGTTTTTGGCTGTACATATGTGTCTAAAGATAAATTACCAATATTCATTTTTTTTAAAGTATTTTTAATATTAGGTAACTCTCCTGTTTGTTTATTGATTGCAGGTAACTTAGTAGGACTACCTATTCTTTCACCTCGTGTTTCTAAGGTAAGACCATAACTATCTAAAAAATCAGAAATAATTTTTTTGTTGGCTAAAACATTTGCGTCTGTAGACCCCTTTGTTTTTTTATAATAAGCATCTACTTGTTTAATAAACCCTTGATTAAATTTTGCAGGAGTTACATTTTTATTAATTGGAAACTCAATATTTCTTTTTTCAAGTCTTACAGGAGTAATATCATACTCGTCAAACAATAGTCCTTTTTTAGCTAGATCAATGTATTCTTTATCTGTTTTATATCTAGGAGTAAAATCTAATTTTCCATCTTTTAATTTAACATCAACTAGTTTTTTAACTTCTTTTTTATTTAAAATTTCTTCTGGGTTATTACTAAAATATTTATTTAAAATTTTCTTTTGAGCAGATTGTTGTTTTCTAATTCTTTTTTCTTCTTCAGACAAAAATTTTCTTTGCTCCATAATACGCTCTCGTCTTCTTTTTGCAGTTGCAGACGTTGGTTCTCCTGGCTTGTAAGTAAGATCAGGAAATTTTTTTCTAATATATCTATTTAATTTTTCTACTCTTGCTATCCCTGTAGCTTCTGGTACATCTGGAAAATATTTCTTAGCTAATTGTGCATTTGTTAAACCTTTAGCAAAAGGCGATCCAGAAGGTGTTTCTATCTTTAGTTTATAGTCATCTAAAAACCCCTCTTTTAATATTTTTTCGTAACCTGCCTCTGTAGCTTCTTTTCGTAGCTTGTTCATTTCTGCTACGTTTGCAGCTTGTCTTTGACCAGGAGTTGTTACTAAATCAGGAAATTCTCTTTCTAAAATTAAATTAATTGTTCTTCTATCAATATTAAACTGTTTAGAAAGCTTGCTCGTTTGAGGAGACTCTTTTAAATTTTTAAGATAATTTCTTAATTTTTGTAAATCTTGAGGATTTGTTTTAGGATAAGTTCCAGCTTGAAATTGAATCCGACCACCATCTTGTAGCTCTAACATTTCTTCTACCTCTTCTGGGTTTTCTAAATACTCTTTAAGTTTTTCAAATCTTTTCTTTTTTCTTTTCTTAAGTTCTTCTTCTGGTTTTCTTTTAGGTAGGACTTCTTTGTTTTTTACAGAGCCACCGCCGTTAAATTTAGGGCGAGTGAGCCAGTCGATTGCATCGTTGTAATGTTTTATTTTCATTATTCTCCTAGCATATATGCTAGCCCACCACTTGCTTTTTTAAGTTGAGTCTCTCCAACTTCTTCTAAGATTTCACTCATAGAATCTAAACCATCTTCAACATCTCTCATCTTACCTTCAAAGTCTGGTTTTACTGTAATCTCTTCGTAGTCTGCTGGCAGCCTACCTTCTGGAGTATTCTTTGGTGTTCTATAAGCTAGCACTTCTTCTGACATTGTTCCTTCAACCATGTCATCACCTACCATAGTGCTACCTTGTTTTTGTTTTTTAATAATAATATCTCCAGTAGTTTGATCTTCTACCATTTCATAATTTTTATATTTCTTACCTGTCGTTCTTTCTATGTCTGTAAGTCCTGGTGCATCCTTACCAAGTCTTCTAATTTTATCTACGAGTTTAAAAAAATAAGCTGGAACTTCTTTTGCTGTCTCAGCTATAACAGGTGCTGCTTGTTTTAAAGGTGCCACAAATTTTCCAAGAATAGGAATAGATGCGAGTCCTCCTAAAATTTTTACAAACGTTCTTCTGTCTGGATCAACCGGACCACCTTCTTGAAATGATTTTTTAAAATTAATTCCTGCAGAAACATTGCCATTAAGAGAACCTATGCCTCCACTAAAATTTCCTTTTTGCATACCTAGACCAACATCCATTGGTCTGTTTGCTCCCATACCGAATAATAAATTTATTCCACCTCCAAGAGGTGCACTTTGTTGTCCTGTGCCAAATCTTTGACTGTATTCCATTAAAATACGTTTAGCAGCTTCTTTAGGATCGTTGGTTTCAAAATTACCAAACATTGGCATTGGGATTTCTTCTGCTGTTGGACCAGGGTCTTGTACAACAATTTCCTCTTCGTCTTCCTCTTCAGGTAAAGTTGGACCCATAAAAACTGTTTGTCCACCTGTAGCAGCAGGTAAACCTGCACCGCCACCACTAAAACCTATTCGACCACCGTTTGCTTTTTCTTCACCAAACATAGTCTCTACGTATTTTTCTAAAACTTTATCTTTAAGTTCAGGACGCTCTTGATAAAAAGGATCGTTTTCTAATTCTTGTTTAAAATTTTCTAAGTTAATTTCTTTATCCTGCTCTTTCATCTCTTCTAAAATTCTTTTCATTTGTCTGTTAACGAGAATACCACCACCTGCGACTGCACCTAGTTCAGGAGCTAGTTTTTCTGGTTCTGTTTGTGCTCTTCGTTTTACACTTGCCAAATAATCTTTATATCTTTGTAGAGGACTTTTTTTAGCAAGAGCTTTAATAATTTTCATCACACCACCACCAATACTAAAATCTTCTCTGTCTTGTTTTTTCTTTCTAAGTCTTTCAACAGCTTCTTTGTTTTGTCTATTCATTCTAGCTAGTATCTCTGCTTCTGTTTCAACTTTTGGTACTACTTTTGGTTTGAAACCTCTAAAAGGTTTATCAGGGTCCATCTTGTCTACGCCTTTGAAAACAGGATCTATATTCTCCATTTGTTTTCTAGCTTCTTTCTGAGCTATGTCTTGGAGCACATCTCTTTCTGCTGGTGTTGGAAATCTACCTCTGTCTTTTACAAATCTTCTAAATACTTGTTGAAATATTTCTTTAAATAAACTTGGCATAATCAATAATAAGTTCTGGGCCTAGTTGCTGTTGTCTCCTCTATGTAATCTTCAGGGTGTTGTAATAAACCACTCTGCCTAAATCTTAGTAAAGCCTGTGTTGTACAGTCTACAAGGTCGTCGTGATCCCCATAAGGAAACGCGGCGCATTGTTCAACGACCTCCTCAGCAAAGTCTCTATCGGGTGCCCAAACTATCCCTGACTCAAAAAGAGGAGCCACGCTGTTTACTCTAGAATGTTTATCATTTCCTTTGGACGGAGTAAAGGCGAAAACGGGTATGTATAATTTTCTAAATTCGTCGATTAAAGGCTGTCCAGATGCCTTTGCCTCAATCACAACCATATCAGGTTTCCAATGATGATATTGTTGCAAGGCTTGTCTTCTAAGTTCTGGAAAGTCAAATCTATCTTTGACAGCGTCTAATAAGATAATATTGGGTAACGAGTCTTCGTATGGATAGAATAAACCCCAGGTGGTTATAGCTGAAAAGTCGGCGGTCTCTTTTTTGGAGAAGGCGGTATCGTAAGATTGTAAAACGTAGCTTAGTTGTGGGACCTCTTTGCCTTGATACATGTTCCACCAATCACGTTTAATTAGAGCTCCTTGCTCTGCTACAGGGTTCTGCATCCATTGTGCATTCCATTTACCCGCCGGTAGAGAGGCTTGTACCTTTTCTAATTCTTCTATGGTCCAATACTGTGGCCACACTGGTTCGTGGTCCATGATCGCTGGAAATTCGACCACGTGCCACTGATCAGACTTTGGTTCTTTTTGATTATTAATTAATCTTCCTGTGAGATCTCGAGTAGACCATCTCGTCATCACTAAAACTATTTTACCACCAGGCTGTAAACGTTGTCTTGGTCCTGATGTATACCATTCGTAAGCGGAGTCTAAGGCTGTTCTCGACATGGCGTCTTGCTCTGAGTGCGGGTCATCAATGATCAGTAGATCAGCGCCTCGTCCTGTAATAGCTCCCCCTACACCAGCCGCGAAGTATTCTCCTCCTGCCGAAGTTTCCCAACGTCCTGCTGCTTTTGAATCTTCTTGTAAAGTTGTTTTAAAAATTTTTTGATATTCTTCTGTATCGATTAAGTTTTTTGTTTTACGACCAAATCTAAATGCGAGTTCTGCCGTGTGGGTTGCTTGAATGATCTTGAGTTTTGGATCACGGCCCACCATCCACGCTGGCAAAAGATAAGATGCAAATTCAGATTTTGTATGCCTAGGTGGCATGTTTACAATTAATCTTGTGATTTCGCCTCGTGCCAGCTTGTCGAACTTGTCAGCAATATGTCGGTGATGGGACCCCTGTACGAAGTCTGGCCACATAGTTTTTACGAATGCTAGAAAGTTTTCGTTGGCATTATCTTTTATTGAAGCTCTTCTCTTTTTAACTTTTAAAGCTTTGTATCGACGTCTTACGTCTGCAGGTAATTTTTTTATCTGTTCGTTTGTTAGCATGGCACCAAAAAGTTTTTAGCATGAATAACTTTATAAATCCAGCACTACAACCTGTAGTAGTGGGACCCCTTTTTGTAATTAGGGTGGGTGGGGTACAACTAATAATTGATTTTTGTAATTTGTTTGGGACCCCTGGGCCGCCCGCAGGGCGGCCCTGTTTCGTTCTGCGTGCGTTCTGGTTTTGTGCGCAAGAAAACCCAAAATGGACACTTGGTTAGAACAAAAGGTAAACGGCCCCCCGCAGGGGGGCCGACCCAAAATGGACACCTAGTTCCAAGGCGCGACCCATTTTGAACACACAGTTCCTTGACACAAGATGTAGTGTTCACGGCGCCCGAAGGGCGCCGACCCATTATGGACATAGAGTTTATTGTAATCAAATAATATCCATGATAAAATAGGAGCAACAAAGGAGCAAAATGTACGACGTAAAAGACACAATCAATCTCTACAAGATGGCCAAAAAATTGGCAGAGATGATTGGAACAAATGCACAAAACATCTTAAAGTTAGGCAAGGTTGTTGAAACAAACACAGACAATCTTAATTTATTAGCAACAAGAGTCCTAGAGTTAGAAAAGAGATTAAATGACAAAAAATAATTTCTACATAACTTACTATGCTAGGAAGCATCAAAAGTTTATCACTCGTAAAGGTTGGTTTGATAAACCTGACGGAACAAAAGGCAAGTCTTTTGTTTCGTCTCAAGGTAACCAATGTTTAATATATTGGGACTTGGACCAAGATGCATGGCGCATGGCGGTAGGCAAAACTAAAATTAAATATGAGGGAGGTATAAACTAGAATGGCATTTAGAAAATATAAAAGAACAAATCCATTTTCGGGTCAGTCCGAGATGTTAACTAATGAGGAAGCAATTTTATACGACCAAATAAAATTGGCAGAGGTTAATGAGGATTATAAAACTATGCAATCTGGATTAGATAAGTTTAGCAGACTTAATCCTAGTGCATATATGACACTGTTAGATTAAAAAAGATTGAGCCCAGCGCCTCACGGCGCTGGGCTCTTTTTATTTAGTTAGTGATTTGTTTTATATTGTGAGTTGGTACAACCCAAGCGATCCCAATTTTCTTAGTCTCAGTATCAAGCGCCTTCAATAACTCCTCAGGCGTTCCAGCTTCCATAACTGTATCTATTGACCTTCGCTGTAAATCCTCAAGCTGTTTTAGCTTCTTACCTTCAGGCCTTCTTCTTATTTCAGCATCAACAAGTTCTCTCGCCCAGTCCTTCAGCTGTTCTTCACAATCAGACAGCGACAGTTTTTCGTCTCGGTCAAAACGATAATTACTTATTTCTTTTTTATCTTTATCGGCCTTCTTCTTGAAGAAGGTTCGGGCTTTATCTTGAACGGCCTTCAGTTGAGCTTCCGCCTTCCTGAATTCATTTAAGATTTTATCAGCGCCCATTTTCTTGGCTAGCTTGCCGACTATCTTTTCGGTTGCTTCAGTCCTGTACTGTTTAACCAACAGTTCTTGTTCTTTTATCAATGGTTCAAAGTTCCGTCTTACCTTAGACTTAAAATGTTCCAGTTGATATTTTGTCATTGATCTAGTCATATTTTCCTTCCGTTAATAATCCTATATTATCCTATTGACAAATGATTGTCAAGTGTATATATTAATAACGGCTCCTGAGTCATGAGCCTTGATAATAACTGACTCTGGCTTAATGGCGATGCATGACCTCGCCCTTGAGCCCTGATCCAATTGTTAGTAGCGGGGATTGACCTAACCAACGCAATTGGACCAAAGTCACAGTTGAAAGGTGGCTAGACTTTAAATGGAAACCTTGCCGACGGGGCAGGCTAAAGCCCCAAGCAACAAGTGACTCGGCGCAGGTTCCTCGTGCGGCAAGAGCTGTACGACGAAAGCGCCAAGCCACAAGCAGGCCACAATTGGAAGGTATAAAGAATTATGAAAAGTAAACGAGCATTAAAAATTATCGGAGGCTTGAGCAAGCCTTCCAAGATGCCAGGATGGGCCTACGGCCTACCTGCAAAAGAATGCAAAACAGGCAGCAAGCTTGTAAAAGTTAAGAACTCAGTTTGTGAAGGCTGCTATGCTTTGAAGGGCTGTTATGTTTTTAAAGTTGTACAGCAAGCACAATACAGGCGTTTAAGATCTATTAAAAAAGCTTCATGGATCCCGGCCATGGTTGAGGCCATCAGGTCCAAAAGATCTAATTATTTCAGATGGCACGATTCGGGAGATGTACAAGACAAGGAACACTTATTTAAAATATTCGCAGTTTGTAAGTTAACGCCTAACGTTAAACATTGGATGCCGACCCGGGAAGCATGGGTGAAAGCCTTCCTCAAATTAAAACCAAGTAACCTGGTGATCCGGTTCTC